TACTAAATCTGCGGTCATAATCTTACTATATGATTCTGCAATCTTATCTGCTTGAATCACATCATCTTGAATACTACTCCGTTGGGTCTGGGATGCCGTCCAAATCGGAATACTCAATTCACCAGCAATTCCTCGGAGTTCTTCATAGATTGCCCCGAGTTCTTGATATCTCGCGTCGGTACGAGCCACGGAGGACAGCAAATCCGCGTAATCAACGATAATTACATCAGGCTTGAACCCCAACGAAGTCATTTGTTGAATATGTGCCAACAGCGAATGACAGGTAACGGTTTTCGCTGGGTAGTACTTAATAATTATCTCACCCTTAATCGTTTCCACCAAACTTCGTACAACATCGGCGTTATCAGGGATTTTTCCAGGTTCAATTCCTGTATAGATGGTATCATATCGTAATCCAACATAATTTTCATTTAATTCAAGAGTATAATGTACTACCCGCTTACCAGCTCGTAGTGCATTTGCTCCAATTGTAGACAAAGCCCAACTCTTACCGATACCCGATGGTGCAGCGATAACACCTAGTTCACCTCCGGCAAGACCACCACCGATTTGGACATCAATAATATCCCATCCAGTTGCAACGGTGTTACGGGCAGACTTCGTAAGACGAAGTTCCACATCCTTTTTCCAATCATGGCCAAGCGTCTTTGGCTGACCACTTCGCATCGCACCATCAATTAGTGTTTTGATTTCTCCGTACTGTCCACCTTGCAACAAATCAACGGACTTAATAATAGCTGATTTTAATGTTTGGTTTTTTGCAAACTCAACGAAACTATCACGGACATAATCTAAATCAGTATCCTTGATACGTTGAAAGATACCCCGCAACTGTTCTACAATCGCGGTACGAAAGGTATCATCTTTAATTTGTTGATTGAGTTCAACCTTAAATACTTCTAAGGTGGGAAGAGTTTTGTATTCGTTGAAATACGTGAGCGTATTTTTTACAATCCACTTATTCGCATCCAATTCAAAGAAATTCGGATTGATAATATCAAAGGATTGTTCTAGGAATTCTGGTGATTGCATCATCACTGCTGCAACCTTTGCTTGGAAGCTTGGCCCGAACTTTGCCAAGGTGTCTACGTTTGTATCATAATTCATATTAAGGTCTGGCATAGAATCTCGCTAGGGTGGAGAACGAGAATGTAATCCATTCATCGTAGTTTGGTATAGATGTAATGATCTTACTCTTGACGAAGAGCTTTGTCAAGTCTGATTTACGAAGTGGTGGACAACTTTGTTCAAACTTGTGTAATATTTTCATTTTAGCATCTACCGAGATATTTACATCACGTAATTGCATTAATTGCAAATTACGACTTACAATATCTGTATTATCTAGAATAGTTTCTATTACCTTCGGTTTCTTTTTTGCATCACGATACTTCTGTTCAATTAATGCAACATTTACTTCAACCGAGGGGTCTGCAAATTCTGGTACGTACTTTAATATTGTTTTTTCTCCTGCTCCTCGAATCCCGTCAATATTATCACTCTTATCACCAAGCAATGCTCGGAACATCACGAAGTTATCGGGATGTACCCCATAGGTATCCAGAATGACAGGAATATCAAATGTTTTTTTCTTGACAGGATTATATACCTTTACATTCTCATTAACCATCTGGAGAAAGTCTTTATCCGTGGAATAGATAATACTCGTCCCCGCATTTTTTGTCACAAGTTCTGACATATATGCGATAGCATCATCTGCTTCAATGTTGTCAAGCGTCAGAATGGATACGGGAAGACATTCCAACATTTCAACCAAGGAGACCAACTGATATTTCATATTTTCCCGTTCTTGTTCGTCCGTAGTCATATCATACGAACGATTCAATCGCGTTGGAGGCTTTCGGTTTGCCTTATAGTTCTTGTAAATTTTACGACGGCGTTGAGACCCACCCTTCCCATCAAATACTAATACGACTCGGGATGGTTTGAAGCTACGAATCGCATATCCCAGAGATTTCATAAATCCAGCCATTCCCCCAATATGATTCCCATTGTCATCTAATGTGGGGATTGCGGCATAACTTCTCATAAATGTATTAAGGGCATCCACGATAAGGACACGGGAATTATACCCACCCATGTCCTTACCGTTGAAGTCCATACTATCAAAAACCTTTTGTAAATCTGACATTGCTTACCCCAGTAGAAAGTCTTTTGTACCGAATGGCGGTCGCACTCCATGGTTAGTATTGCTAAAATCCCGCATCAATCTCCGACGCAATTCCAATTCAAAGTAATCTAAATCAGTATCACCGCCATAAATTTCAATTACGATATCCAATACCGCTTCTACAATATCTTCAAGATTATTCGTCATCGGTAGCTCCTACTGCACTAATGGTATCAGGGTCAAATTCTGTTTGATACTTCATAATCAATGCATCACAAATTGCATTGTAAAACACTTCCTTACGAGCTGGGTCTGCTTCCAATACCGAAGCGAATTCCTTTGATTGGAACTTGAGGTCTTCGTACATATACCACGACCCAGACTTCTTAACCATACCAATATCGGATAGTACATCTAACCAACTACTATTATCATCAATACCCCGATTAAAATAGATGTTGAATTCTGCCTTCCGATGTGGAGGGCCAAGGCGATTCTTCACCACATCAGCCTTAACACTGACTCCAACTATATTACCAGCAGAGTCCTTCAGCTTTCCTGTTTGTGATAACCGAATACGGGTTGATGCGTGGAATGCAATAGCCTTTCCACCCGAAGTTGTCCACGGATCAGAGAATGCTGGTGCGTTTAATTTTTGCCGGAGTTGATTCGTGAATACCAACGCAATACGTTGACTTCCGATTAACCCTGTAATCTTACGCATTGCCTTACTAATGAGATATGCTTTTTCCATTCCATATCCTTCTTTTGCAAATGCTCCTTCAATTTCTGCCTTAGTTGACGCAGCAGCAACAGAATCAACCACAATCGTTACAAGCTTATCTTTCTTTTCATTAGTACGAACTCGTTCAATAATATCGACAATTGCATCAAAAATATCTTCTACGGTAATCAAATTTGCGTAGACCAACTTTTTCATATTCACACCCACGGCAGTATAAAACTCCGCGTTCACCGCAGTTTCGGTATCAATCAGTACGGCAATACCACCACGCTTTTGTGTATCGGCAATCATTGAGGCTCCAACCAATGATTTTCCCGACCCTTCCAATCCGGTCAGTTCAGTAATACGGCCAACAGCAATTCCACCGTGCGGACGGTTGGCAATTGCAATATCCAACATCGTCGCACCAGTGGAAATAAAATCGGTGAAATCGGTGGGCGTGGATTCTTCTCCATCAAGGAAATACGCAACTTGTCCACCATCCTTATTTAATTTATTGAGAGATGTTGCAATAATCTCTGCCAGCTCGTCGCGGTCAGCGGAAGGTGCTGGCTTTTTCTTTTTTGTTGTTTCGTCTTTTGCCATAGTGTGCTCCTATATAAACAAATACACTATGGCTGGGCAGACAGTACTGCCCAGCACATAGCGTATTATGGGTTAATCGTTGAAGAGATCGTCGAACGCATCTACGGCGTTTTTGACGTTATCCTTTGGAGCTGCCGATTCAACGGTTTGTGACGCTGGGACTTGCCCGTTTTCTACACGGCCTGGTGCGATAACAGTATTTTCTGGGTCAAGATACTTCTCCAATAACACCTTCAATTCGTTGAAGGTTGGTTCGGTGTAAAGTTCCTTGAGGTCAGGCTGTTCAACCAACCAACGCTTTGATTGTGCAGCGTCAGTTGAGAGTGGGGTTTGATTCGGCTTAATCTTCACCGAAGTCTTTGCAAAACTCGTATCACTCTTTTCCTTCGGAACATACTCAACCGTAATATCACGGCCGGTCATAGCATCGGTGATATCCCCATAATCAGGGTCGGAGATGTAGGACAGCAAATCTGTGTACACCGTCTTGCCGAACGAATAGAAGCGAACGCCCTTGTCTTCCTCACCTCGAACGATGATTGGAACATAGGTACGAAGCTTCGGCATGAACGGGCGTGCCTCGGCATACCGCTCCTTTGGGTCACGGGTTGCGTCACTGCGAATTGCATCCGCAAATTCTGCAATCGGGTCACGATTGCCGTATGTGAGGGGGGAGAGATTGGTCTTGTTTCCAAGATAATGGAAATACAATTCAATAAATGGATTTGATGAATTGCCGACCCACGGAACGATGCGAATAACTGCCTTACCTTCCTTTGGCTTCCAAAGTGCAGTATCTCGGTCTGTACCGCCTGTGCGCTTGAAACCATTAAGCTTACTCTTTAATGCGTTGATGTCTAATGCCATTGTACTTCTCCTGTGTTTAGGGTGTTTAGGGTGTTTAGTTATACCCCGATGTTATGGAGTATATACTGCGTTTAGAGATTTGTCAAGTGGTAATACCACCACAACAAATCATTGTTTATTTATATGGTGTTTCTATATCAATAATTGTAACCAATTTTGTACGAACCATTTTTAATTGTCCGTGGGCAGTAACTACAATACAATTTTTTAATTCATTCCAATCCACTTTGAATGACTTATCCACAATACCATTGTTTTTACTTGCAATAAGTGCATTTAATGCGTTAATAGTATAAATCGTATTAGTTTGCTTTTTTCTATGTACGGATATCGTAGATGCTGGCGGTACCTTTCCGGAAACCAAAGACCCCATCGCAATATTGTACGTAAGAATATATTGGGCAATATCGTCTATATTTTCAAGTACATATACGTTATTAAATGCTAACGTATATGAATCTTGAATCTGTTGAATAGTCGTATCAAGGTTATTTACTTCAATGAACGTACATAATAGTTGCGTTTGAATCATACGAATACCCATTAGAGGTTACTTTCTAATAAGTATCGTTTTTTTCTTGTAAACTTATATTTTTAATACATTTAGTGCATCATAATTAACGCCAGTATATTGTCGTACATTGCATCCCCCACTACTCAATAACAGCTCTATTGTGGGTAGAACATCTATCTCAGATGTGTGACAATCCAAGAGAATGGCATCATAGGTATAGAGTACAATCTTTGTCCGTAATTCTGACAGAAAATTTGTTACTTGTTGTATGCGGAGTAATGCTTCTTCTGTTTCGGTTATTTGCATCATATAGTTAAAGACTTTATTTTGTGATGCCTGTGGTACGGCGATTTTACGCCCCATTGACGACTGCACATATCCCTGCTGCTCATATTGGTTCCATAACGTAGCGGAATAGTCACGAATTCTATGAAATAGTTCTACATCCCCCATATCATCCGTTTGTCCGTACATAATGGCGAAGGTACGGGCTTTTGAGGCTTCGTACTGGTCTGGCGTGACTTCTGAGACATTATAATACTGTTGGGCAAGATAGGTATGGATAGATGTATCGGGGAGGGTATACCCGATTTTAGAGGCAACCAGACGCAAATGGAAGGCTTCATAGTCAAATTGTATCAATACTCCATCATTTCCGAATCTACTCGTAAATGCTGAGCGTGACCCGTCTGTTTTGTTCAACGCAGCAAAGTTGATACCCCCAAACGCATTACTGGGGCGGCCTGTACTCGTATATATGTTATAGTTGGAGTATACTGTATTATTGGTGATATACTTCTTGCTATTTTCTCCAAAATGCTCTATAATACTAGCATCCTCAACGTGAAGCCCAGCTCGTTCAATTTCTGCTAGGGTGGGGATAACGATAGTACTGGTAAATGTATATGCGGAGTCTTGTGATGTTGCATATTGCTCGTATAGAGTCTTTAGATGTTGGAGGAACCGTTCCCCACACTCCATCCAGTTCATTAACGGAATCGCCAAATGAATATGCATAAACTTGAATTGATTTTTGGTCATCAACATTGATGGCATGAAAAAATCACGGAGTTCTGGTAGTGATTGATTATTCATCTGTAGTAGTGTGGCAACATCTACGACTTGTGCTTGGGGAATATCAAATGCTAACAACAAGTCTTTCTTATACAATGTCCGTACATTGTATGGTGTGGTTGTATCCAACTGCATCGGATGAGCATCTAAATGTCTATACGGGATACAGGCATAATCCCCATTCTCAAACAACAGATGGAGTGATGACACGGTATTACTCATAATATGTGTGTATTGATTTACAAACACGGGTAACACATATACTGGCTCTGTGTTAAATCGTGTCTGAATCTCTAGCAGTTGTTCTTGTGTTTGAATAACCATTGGTCACCGTTATTGTTTACCAAAATATAATTCAAGAGGATTGCGTAATACAAACCGTAACCCCGGTAATTCCATATCATAGTAATCTATACTACTTGCGTTCCGTTGTCTAGTGCCCTTGATAACTTCACCCGTTGGTGTAATAATATCTTCTATTTGACCATTAATATACCATTTCAACTGTATTGTGGTATAGAATGGATTTTTAACAAATATGTTGTATTGTGTGTTGTCCACTTCATAAATTTGTTTATCAGATACAAACTTGACAAAGTATCGGGT